TCTCTCATTTCGAAAATAAAATGAGAAAAACCGCATAACCTGCGGTTACACGGCCTTCCGTCAAATTTTTAAAATTCGGGGAGAGCCGGTGATCCAATACCGACTATCTCTTTATAGTTATTATACTATTGGTTCATTGAAAAAGTCAATTTAAAAAAGGAGAAAATTTTATAGAAAATCTTGTGTTTGAGTTAAAGATTTTTTCATAGTTTATTGAAAATAAAAATATTGGTGTGCTAAAATATTAGTGCCTAACGCCGGTGGAGTAGACCCTCGAAGTTTAAATATATCGTTCAGACAAGTTAGTGAGAATTCCTCAATTAAATCAAAATCATATGGACATGGATTTTGCAAGCCTGGCGTTAGGCATTAATAAAAAATTTAAGCAGTTATCAAGGATTACTTGATAACTGCTTTTGTTTATGACAGCCCAAACGGGCTGTTTTTTATTGTCTGTTTTATGTCCTTTTATAGTCCTTTTTAGAGAGAAAAATTTATATATAATACAGTAAATCAAAGAGAACGGGGGAGTAAAAGATGTTTAATAATCTCTATGTACCGGGAGTTAATATGTTTCCCAGCCAACAGCAACGACAGGTGCAATATCCTCAACCAATACAGCCGATGCCAAACTATCAGCAGCAGAATATGATGCAGTCACAGTATAATACATCAGCTATGCCTGCAGTATTAAAAGGGCGAACAGTAGGCAGCTTTGATGAAGTAAAAGCCGCTCAAATAGATTTAGACGGAACATTTACGTATTTTATCTGCCCCGCAGATAATTGTATTTATGCAAAAGCAATAAATATGAATGGTCTGCCCATTGTTCAGACATATCGACTTTCAAAAGAAAATCCGGATGTTCCGAAAAGATATGCTGATACTGATACTGTTGAAACCCTGCAGCAGAAAGTAGAATCTTTGGAAAGATACTTGAAGGGGGAGAAAGATAATGAATCCAATGCAATTAATACAGATGATCGGGCAAATACAAAACAGTCCGAACCCAATGGCAATCTTCCAGCAAATGTTTGGTAATGATCCGCTGATGCAAAGAGCCATGCAGATGGGGCGCGGTAAAAACCCGCAACAGCTGCAGGAAACCGTACGGAATCTGGCCAGACAAAGAGGCATGGATGATCAACAGCTGAATCAACTTCTTTCCCAATTTGGTCTAAGAATCTGATAGCGCGCGTCAGATTTTTAAAATAAAATTTTATGAGGTGAATCAATTATGACTATGGAAGGTGGAGCAGGCGTAGTACCTGTAATGGATTTAAACCGTAATAATTACGGTGACGGTTTTGGTTATGGCGGTGGCGCATGGTTTATGTGGATCATCGTACTGTTTGCCTTGATGGGCGGATGGGGTAATAACCGCAACAATGGACTGGAAAGTGCGTTGACACGTTCCGATCTGGCTAATGGCTTTGATGCCCAGGATATCAAGAATGGTATCCGTGGTGTTCAAAACGGTTTGTGTGACGGGTTCTATGCTCAGAACACGACTATGCTTAATGGCTTTAGCACTATCGGTGCAGCTATTGCAGAAAACCGTTTTGCTGCACAGCAATGTTGCTGTGAAACTAATCGCAATATTGATGCAGTACGTGCAGAAAATTATCGTAATACCTGCGAGATTACCAATGCTATTCATGCAGAGGGCGAAGCTACCCGCGCACTGATCAATGCAAACACTATGCAGGATTTGCGGGATAAACTGGCTGACAGAGATAGAGATTTGCAAACTGCAAACTTCCAACTGAGCCAGCAAGCTCAAAGTGCTAATATCATCAGCACTTTACGTCCGTTTCCCCAACCTGCTTACATCACCTGCAGCCCTTATACTGCAGCCAATAACTGCGGCTGTGGCTGCTAAGTAAAGTGCATTAATTGCACCAAAGAAAGAGGGCGGTGCAAACCGTCCTCTTTGATTATATTGATGAAAGGAACTGATAAAAATGGCATGTAATTGCAATCAAAGGCCTGCGCTGACCGCGGTAACAGTAGCAGATCAAACAGTAGTAGCAGAAGGCTTTTTAGATTTTAATACCAATAGTGTACGAAACGGATGTTCTGTAGTTCATGTTGCTGGCAGCAATAGTATAACGCTTGCTTCTGATGGATTATATCTAGTAACATTCAATGGCAATGTAACACCTGCAGCGGCAGGAGATATAACCTTGCAGTTAATTAGCAACGGCACTGCTGTTCCGGGTGCTGAGGCTACTATTACAGGCGCGGCGGCAGATATTTATAATATCAGTTTTAGCACGTTAGTTAAAGAACTCCCTTCCTGCTATGCAATAGATAATACTACCGTACTGCAGGTTCAATCAAATGCGGCAGCGACAGTAAATAATGCCAGAATTACGATCATAAAAGTGGCGTAGGCGGTGAAAGACTATGCATAAGTATCTGGAATACTTTGAAAAAATCGTCGGGAATGAAACGAAGGAAAAAGAGCTGAAAAATATAGTAAGCGAAACAATGGAGAAAATTCGTAGACATTGCCCGGAAGAATTTTACTGTGCTATGTATAAGGTACACTGCCTGGCCTATGGTCCGCATTTCGATGAAGAACTGGCGAAAAAAGCCGTTTCTGCAATGCGTAATGTAGACGGGACAACTGGTGAGCATTGGTCAATGGAAAAAACCAATCCTTTGGCGGAACAGAATGGTATAAAGGAGAAAGCTGACTTTTATTATACTATGAATATGCTTTACAGTGATTTCTCTGATGTTTTGGGTAGTGAAGCAAGTACCTATGTAAAAATGGCAAAGGCTTATATGCATGATCCTGATGCTCCGGAAGGAAAGGTATTTGATATCTGGCTTGCTCAGATGAAAAGAGAAGATAAATAA